GTTTGTGGATGGCGGCGGGGTAGGGGGCGGCGTGGTCGACCGCCTGCGCCAGCTGGGTCATGATCCGGTAGAGGTGCAGTTCGGCGGCAAGGCTGACGATGCGCGCAAGTACTTGAACAAGCGCGCCGAAATGTGGGGCCTGATGAAAGACTGGCTGGCCACGGGCATCCTGGAGAAATCGGAAGCCATGGCCACGGATCTGACCAGCGTGGAATACCAGTTCACCAGCACCGACCAGATCCAGCTGGAGAGCAAGCAGGGCATGAAGGCGCGCGGCCTGGCATCACCCGATGATGCCGACGCACTGGCGCTGACCTTCGCCTACCCGGTGCCCGAGTTCGATGTGCCAAAGGGCTTTGGCGCTGAGTCTGCCCGCAAGCGCGCCGAATACGACCCCTACGCCCGACGCTAGGGTGCGCGCATCGCCCGCGTGCCCGCCTAAATTGCGGGCATATGAGCACCGCCCTTACCCCCTTGCTTGAAAACGCGTCCGTGCTGGCCATGCTGCCCGGCGATGCAGGCCTGTCGCTGTTGGACAAGATTTACCGCCTGGAAGCCATGATGCAGGAGCAGCCCCAGGTGGAAACACCGGTGCGCAACTGGTTCTGCAATGGCATGTATGCCCGTGAGTTCACGGTCCCGGCGGGCACCTTGCTGACCGGGGCCATTCACCTGCACGACTCGATTGCCATCATGACCCGGGGCCGGGTGCGGGTGATCAACGAAGAGGGTGAGCACGACATCGTGGCGCCCGTCACCTTCATCCAAAAGGCGGGCGTCAAGCGCATTGGTCTGGTACTGGAAGAAATGGTGTGGACTACGTTTCACACCTGCAAGGCCACCACCGTGGAAGAGGCCGAGCGTGAGCTGGTCACCAACAGCCGAGCCGAATACGAGCGGATCACCGGCCATATCAACCTGATTGAAGGAGTCCCGACATGAGTTTCTTTGTTGCTGCCATTGTTGTTGGCGCCACTTCCGTTGCAGTGCAGTATGACCAGGGCAAGAAGGCGCAGGCTGCCCAGCGTGACGCCCAGGCCCAAGCCCAGCGCAATGCCGACAAGCAGGCGGCGCTGGCAGACCAGGCCAACAACCGCGCTAATGGCAAAAAGCCCAATGTGGCGGGCCTGATGTCAGAAAACGCCATGGCGGCCAAAGGCGGTATCAGCGGCACCATGCTGACCGGGCCGGGTGGTGTGAATCCGGATGAGCTGAAGCTGGGCAAGTCCACGCTGCTGGGCGGCTAAATGGCCATTGATCCCAAGACCCCGCGCGAGAAGCTGACCGCCCGTTGGGCGCAGCTCAAAAACGAACGCACCTCGTGGATGGCGCACTGGCGCGAGATTTCGGACTACCTGTTGCCTCGCTCGGGCCGGTTCTTTGCCGAAGACCGCAACCGCGGCGAGCGCAAGCACAACAACATTTACGACAGCACCGGCACCATGGCGCTGCGCATTCTGGCCGCCGGCATGATGAGCAACATGACCAGCCCGGCGCGCCTGTGGTTTCGCCTGACCACCTCCAGCCCCGACCTGAACGAGTCGCAAGAGGTCAAGACCTGGCTGGCCGATGTCGAGCGCGGCATGCAGATGGTGTTCAACAAAAGCAACACCTACCGCGCCCTGCACACCATGTACGAAGAGCTGGGCGCGTATGGCACGGCCTGCGCGATTGTGCTGCCCGACCCCAGGGGCGTGATTCATTTTCATGTGCTGACGGCTGGCGAATACGCCATTGCCACCGACCACCAGGGCCATGTGGACACGCTGTACCGCGAATTCCAGATGACGGTGGGCCAGATGGTCAAGGAGTTTGGCCGCGACAAGTGCAGCCAGACGGTGCAGGGTGCCTTTGACCGGGGCGCGCTGGACCAGTGGATCACAGTGATGCACTGCATCGAGCCGCGCGCTGACCGTGACCCGTCCAAGCGTGACAACAAGAACATGCCGTTCAAGTCGGTGTACTTCGAGCTGGGTGGCCGGGCGCATGAGGTCCTGCGCGAGTCCGGCTTTGAGACCTTCCCGGCACTGTGCCCACGCTGGTCGGTCATGGGGGGTGACATCTATGGTTCCAGCCCCGGCATGGAAACGCTGGGCGACGTCAAGCAGCTGCAGCATGAGCAGCTGCGCAAGGCCCAGGGTATCGACTACAAAACCAACCCGCCATTGCAGGCACCCAGCAGCCTGAGCACTCGGCCAATGGATACCTTGCCGGGCGGTGTCACCTTTGTCGATGGCGCCAGCCTGAGCGGCGGCATCAAGACGGCATTCGAGGTGCAGCTGGACCTGAGCCACCTGCTGGCTGACATCCAGGACGTGCGCCAGCGCATCCGGGCCGGGTTCTATGCCGACCTGTTCATGATGATGGCCAACGACACGCGCAGCGGCATCACCGCCACCGAAGTGGCCGAACGGCGCGAAGAGAAGATGCTGATGATCGGCCCGGTGGTCGAGCGGCTGCACAACGAGATTCTGGATCCGCTGATCGACATGACGTTCCAGCGCATGGCCGAGCAGGGCATGATCCCGCCCGCGCCACAAGACCTGCAGGGCATGGCGCTCAATGTCGAGTTTGTCTCGGTGCTGGCGCAAGCCCAGCGCTCCATTGCCACCAATGGCCTGGACCGTTTTGTCGGCAACCTGGTGGGCGTGTCCAACATCAAGCCCGAGGTGCTGGACAAGTTCAACGCCGACAACTGGGCCGATGGTTATGCCGACATGCTGGGGGTGGGCCCCGAGTACATCGTGCCCAATGACCAGGTGGCAGCGCTTCGTCAGCAGCGCGCCCAGGCACAAGCCAAAGCCCAGCAAGCCGCCGAAATGCAGCAACGCGCGGCCGCTGTCAAGGATCTGGGGCAAGTGCAAACGCCCACGGGCAATGCAGGCAACGACCTGATGCAGCAACTCACCGGGTACACCGGCTAGGGTGCGCGCATCGCCAATGCACAGACGTAAATTGCAGCCATGAGTACCTACGACCCACTCGATGTGCAAGGCCAGGCTGACGCAAAGTCCGACAAGGACAGCCGCGCCAAACTGTCCCGCGACAACGACGAGGCGGATTTCAAGTGGCTCATGGGCAGCAAGCGGGGCCGCCGGATGATCTGGCGGCAACTGGACCGGGCAGGTGTGTTTCGGCTTTCTTTCAACCCCAACGCGATGCAGATGGCATTTGCCGAGGGCAATCGGAATGAAGGCCTGCGCACATTGGCATCCATCCATGCGCAATGCCCTGAGCTGTACCCCGTGATGGTCAAGGAAAACACCAAGGAAAACGCAGATGAAATTTCGTAAATACCGCTACCAGAGCGCTGAAGGGGTGCAAACCTCAACGGGATCCGGTGCGACCATGATGACTGAAGCCGCAAATACCACTGAAGGCCAGGCATCGACCACGACTGAGCCGGGCGCTACTGTTGCACCCGAGACCAGTCAAACGCAGCAAGCGACTCAAAGTCAGAACACCCCTGCCGACAAGGCAGACGGTGCCAAGCCCGACGGCAAGGCAGCGGACACCCCACCAGGTGCCCCCGAAAAGTACGAGCTGACATTGCCCGAAGGCGTCTCGATGGACGAGGCCGGGCTGACGTCATTCTCTGCGCTCGCCAAGGATCTGAACCTGACGCAAGAAGCCGCACAGGCCATGCTCGGCAAGATGGCGCCCGCCATGCAGGCGCGTCAAGCCGAGGTGAAACAGGCAACCATCGCTGAGTGGGAAACGCAGTCCAAGGCTGACAAGGAATTCGGGGGCGCCAAGCTCACCGAGAACGTCGCCCTGGCGCAAAAAGCCCTCAAGCAATTTGGTTCGCCCGAACTGAGCACGCTGCTGAAAGAGTCCGGCCTGGGAAATCACCCGGAAATCATCCGGGCGTTCTACCGGGCTGGCAAGGCAATCAGCGAGGACGGCAGTTTCGTCAATGGTGCTTCCAAGGGCACCGGCACCGAGTCTGCAGCCCAACGCATGTATCCCAACATGAACCCTTAACTTACCCCTGAAAGGCAATCCCATGAAACTCTTCAAATCTCACCCCGTGCAAATGCTGCTTTTTGCAGCCCTTGCACTGCTCGGTTTTCATACCGGGCTGGTATCGGCTGAACAGCTCGCCTTTGTCGGCTTTGCTGGCGCCACGCTGAGTGCCGGCCAACTCACCCTGGCCGACTACTCCAAGCGCATGGGCCCTGACGGCAAGATCGACCCTATTGCCGAAATGCTGTCCCAGCAAAACGAAATCCTTGAGGACGTGGTTTACAAGGAGGCCAACCAGCCCACCAGTCACGTCGTCACGGTCCGCACCGGTCTGCCTGCCGTCTACTGGCGCCAGTACAACGCGGGTGTGCCGTCCAGCAAGAGCACCACGGCCCAGATCACCGAGCCTTGTGCGATGCTGGAAGCCCGTTCGCACATCGACGCCAAGCTGCTGACGCTCAACGGCAACAGCGCCGGGTTCCGCCTGTCTGAAGAATCCCCGTTCATCGAGGCGATGGGCCAGGAGATGGTAGGCAAGTTCTTCAATGGCAACGTCGGCACCGACCTGAAAACCTTCAGCGGTCTGGCCACGCGTTACAGCTCCACGGCTGCAGGCAATGGCGGCAACGTCATTCTGGCCGGTGGTGCGGGCGCTGACAACAGCTCGATGTACCTGGTGGTGTGGGGTGAGCAAACCGTGTTCAGCCCGTTCCCCAAGGGTTCTCGCGGTGGCTTGATGTCGCGCGACCTGGGCGAAGAGTCGGTGCAGGACGCAGCCGGTGGCTGGTATCAGGCTGCCCGTTCGCTGTTCCAGTGGGATGCCGGTCTGGTCGTGAAAGACTGGCGCTATGTGGTGCGCATTGCCAACATCGACGTGTCCGACTGGGTGGGCGTCACCGGCAGCCAGGCCACGACCGCCTCGACCAACCTGATCAAGCTGATGATGCGCGCCATTGCCCGTATCCCCAACTTCCAGATGGGCCGCGCCGCGTTCTACGCGAACCGCTCCATCCAGGAAGGTCTGATGATCCAGGCCCTGGAGAAATCCAGCTCCGCCCTGGGCATCAAGCCCGCCATGAGCCAGTTTGGCAGCAACATGAACCAGCTCGAATTCATGGGCGTGCCGGTTCGTCGTGTTGACCAGCTCGGCATTGCCGAATCCCTCGTTTCTTAAGGAGTACCGAATCATGATGACCGACGCACTTTTGCAACTCTCCAGCGCCCAGGTGGTCACGGTTTCGGCCGTTTCCACCAACACCATCGACCTGTCGCAAAACCGCGACCTCGGTGCGGGCGAAGACCTGTACGCCACCTTCTCGGTGGATGAGGCTGCTGTGGCGGCTGGCGCTGCCACGGTGGACTTTCAGGTGATCAGTTCGGCTGCCGCCAATCTGGGTAGCCCAACGGTGATCGCCACCAGTGGCCCGATCCCCAAGGCTGATTTGACGCTGGGGCGCAAACCCTTCTCGATCTGCGTCAATGCCAGCGTGCTGCTGGCGCAGCCGATTGGCCAGCGTTACTTTGGTGTGCAGTACGTGGTGGCCACCGGTCCGCTGACGGCCGGCAAGTTCTCTTGCGCCATCACCGACTCCGATGTGGGTGGTGCCAAGTATTACCCCAGCGGCTTCAGTGTTGCCTAAGGAGTAAGCGATGCCCAAGTACATCACTGACGTTGACCGCTGGATCTCGCACGAGTGCCGCATGGTCAAGGCGGGGGAAGAGTTCGACACCGAATTCCCCAAAGCCCCCGACGGCAAACCCATGCGCTTGGGCGACACCCTGCGTGAGATCGTGCGCGAAGTGGTGCCACCCAAAAAAGGCCACAAGCCCGAACCGGGTGAATCCTTGACCTAAAGGCTCCCTTGCGGGAAGCCATCAGGGGGCCACGGGAAACTGCGGCCCCTTTCTTTTTGAGGTAAACGCCATGAGTTCAGAAGTCGATATTGCCAACCTGGCGTTAAGCCACCTGGGTGACAGCGCCACCATTGCCAGCCTGGACCCGCCTGAAGGATCAGCTCAGGCCGAGCACTGCGCGCGCTTCTACCCCATGGCGCGTGATGCTTTGCTGGAGTCCTATGCCTGGTCGTTCGCCTCCAAGCGTCTGCAACTGGCCGAGCTCACCAGCAGCTGGCCGCAGTGGGACTACGCCTACGCCAAACCCAGCGACGTGCTGGTGCTGCGCGGCATCGTGTCGCCCGCTGCCACCGATGACGGCGTGGATTCGCTGCAGCCTTACGTGATCGAGGTCGATGCTACCGACGTTGACGTGATCTACACCGACCAGGCCACGGCGGTGGGCTTGTACACCCGGCGCGTGGTGGACACTGCCAAATACCCGCCCATGTTCGTGCTGACCCTGAGCTGGCAACTGGCCTCGATGCTGGCCGGACCCCTCATCAAGGGCGATGCTGGCGCCGCTGAAGCCAAGCGCTGCGTCGGGATGATGGAATACTGGCGCACCAAGGCGATGGAGTCCGACGCCAATCAGCGCAAAGTCAGCCGCGAGCACACCCCCACCTGGATGAAAAACCGCTGATATGGCCAATATCCGAACCCTCCAGCGCTCCTTTGGGGGTGGCGAAGTCACTCCCGAGTTCTTTGGCCGCATTGATGACCCGCGTTACCAGGCGGGCGCGGCCTTGCTGCGCAACTTCATCACCTTGCCGCACGGCCCGGCGGCCAACCGGCCCGGCTTTGCGTATGTGCGCGAGGTCAAGGACTCCAGCAAGCGCGTCAAGCTGATTCCGTTCACCTTCAGCACAACCCAGACCATGACGTTGGAGTTTGGCGACCAGTACATCCGTTTTCACACCCAGGGCGCGACCTTGCTGAGTGCGGGCGTTCCGTATGAAGTGGCTACGCCTTACCTGGAAGCCGACCTGTTCGACCTGCATTACGTGCAGTCGGCCGACGTGCTGACCATCGTTCACCCCAACTACGCCCCGCGCGAATTGAGGCGTCTGGGGGCGCTGAGCTGGACGCTCACGACCATCAGCTTTGTGCCCAGCCTGAGTACGCCAGCTGGTCTGACTGCAGCGGCCACGGTGGCCACTGGAACACCGCTGTCAACCATCTACGGCTACAAGGTCACGAGCGTGGGTGAAACCGGCCTGGAAGAGTCAACCGCCTCCATTGCTGCAACGGGTACGGCTGCCACCATCACCGCCATCACGCAAGCCAGCCCCGGCGTGCTGGGCACTGGCGTGCATAACCTGGTGGCAGGCCAGCCCGTGACGGTGGCCGGCGTGCTGGGCATGACACAAATCAACGGCGCCTGGACGGTCGACACCGTGCCGACCACCAGCACATTGACGCTGGCGCTCAATGGCGTGCCCGTAGATACCACCGCGTTTGGGGCGTACACCTCGGGCGGCACGATCACCCCCAAGGGCATCGTCAACAATCTTTTGATCACCGGCAACTACAACACCATCACCTGGACCACGACCGGCGCCACGCTGTACAACGTCTACAAGGAAAGCAACGGCTTGTACGGCTACATTGGCCAGACCGATGCGCTGACTTTCAAGGACGACAACATTACTGCGGATCTGGGCAAGACCCCGCCCAGCGGCGTGAATCCATTCAACGCTGCGGGTGCTTATCCTGGCGCGGTGAGTTACTTCGAGCAGCGCCGGTGTTTTGCCGGATCCATCAACGAGCCGCAAAACCTGCGCTTGACACGCTCGGGCACCGAGTCCAATCTGTCGTACTCGATCCCGACCCGTGACGACGACGCCATCAACATCCGGGTAGCCGCGCGCGAGGCCAACACCATCCGGCACATCGTGCCCTTGAGCAACCTGGTGCTGCTGACTGGCGCGGCCGAGTGGCGGGTGACCAGTGTGAACAGCGATGCCATCACCCCGACCAGCGTCAGCGTCAAACCCCAGAGCTACATCGGGGCCAACAACGTGCAGCCGCTGATCGTCAACAACAACATCCTGTATGCGGCCAGCCGGGGCGGGCACATGCGCGAGATGGCCTACAACTACCAGGCAGGTGGTTACATCACGGGCGACCTGAGCCTGCGCACGCCGCACCTGTTCGACGGCCTGGACGTGGTGGATTTGGCCTATGCCAAAGCCCCCCAGCCGTTGGTATGGGCGGTCAGCTCCGGCGGCAAGCTGCTGGGCCTGACCTATGTGCCAGAGCAACAGATCGGCGCCTGGCACCAGCACGACACCGACGGGCTGTTCGAGTCCTGCTGCGTGGTGGCTGAAGGCATCGAGGACGCGCTGTACGTGGTGGTCAAGCGCACCATCAATGGCTCGATCAAGCGGTTCGTGGAGCGCATGGCACCGCGGCTGTTTGCCACCCAGGCTGATGCGTTTTTTGTGGACTGTGGCGCCACCTACTCGGGCGCGGCCACCACCACTATCACCGGCTTGAGCTGGTTGGAGGGCAAGACTGTAAGTGTGCTGGGCGATGGCGCGGTGTTCCCGCAAAAGGTGGTGTCTGGTGGCGCCATCACGCTGGAACAGGCCTGCAGCAAGGTGCAGGTGGGCCTGCCCATCACGGCGGACCTGCAATCCCTGCCGCTGGTGGCGCAGTTGCAAGATGGCTCATTCGCCCAGGGCCGCTACAAAAACATCAACAAGGTCTGGCTGCGCGTGTACCGCTCCAGCGGCATCTTTGTTGGGCCGAATGCCAGCAACCTGACCGAAGCCAAACAGCGCAGCACCGAGCCTTATGGCAGCCCACCGGCGCTCAAGAGTGAAGAGATTCCGGTCACGCTGACCCCCAGCTGGGCTGACAGCGGCCAGATCTTCATTCGCCAGTCAGATCCACTGCCGCTGACCGTCGTGTCACTGACTGCCGAGGTCGTGCTGGGCGGGTGAGGGTGCGCGCATCGCTGGGCTGAGGGGCTAACTTCAAAGCCTCCAACTCCAGCGAGGCCCGCATGTCATTTGCCGTATCTTCCATCGCCATGATGGGCTTTGGCGCTGCCACCAGCGTGGTCGGCGCCTACAACTCCGCAGCCATGCAGAAAGACTCTTTGGGTTTTTCTGCCGCCATTGCCGACATCAATGCCCGCATGTCCGAGCAAAGCGCTCAGGCTGAGCTGCAGCGCGGCGAGCGCGAGTACCAGAGTTCACGCCTCAAGACCGCCGGGCTCAAGAGCCGCCAGCGCGCCAGTCTGGCCGCCAACGGGGTCGATCTGGGGGTGGGCAGTGCGGCCGAGATCCTGACCAGCACCGACGTGATGGGCGAGATCGACGCCAACACCATCCAGGCCAATGCCGTGCGCAGCGCCTGGGGTTACCGCACCCAGGCCGTGGGCTACCAAAACGACGCCCTGATCAAGCGCGCCAGCGCCAGCAGCATCAACCCGGGCATGGCGGCTTTCACCACTTTGCTGACCGAAGGCTCCAAGGTGGGCATGTCCTATTACGGAATGAACAAGGCCGGCGCATTCGACAAACCCGATTACAGCGCCTTCGCCGACCACAAAGGCCAGGGCGGGAGATAAGCATGCCAATCGTTCCTACGTATGATAATTTTCAGGCGAGCCCCACCGGCCAGCCCAACGCCCGATTCAACGCGCCCGAGATGCCCGACTATGCGGGCCAGCAGGCCAAGCAACTCGGGCAGGGCCTGAGCGCTGTGGGAGATGCCGTGGGCAAGTACGCCATGGACATGGCGCAACAGGTCAATGAAACCCGTGTCATGGATGCGGTGAACAAGGCCAAAGAGCGCATGTTCGACCTGACCTACAACAAGGACACCGGTTACGCCATGCAAAAGGGCATCAACGCCCTTGAGCGACCCGACGGCATGGACCTGGCGACCGAGTACGGCCAGAAGTTCAAGAAGGAGCTGGATGATATTGGCGGCTCGCTGGGCAACGACATGCAGCGCCAGGCCTTCGCACGTCATGCCGGACAAATGAGCACCGACATGTACGGCAGTGCCGAGCGCCACATGGCGCAAGAATTCACCACTTACCAGGGCTCGGTCTTTGATGGCGCAGTCGGCAACGCCCAGCGCCAGATCGTGGTCAATTACGCCGACGTGGCCAAAGGTGGCGCCATCGAGCAAAGCGTGGCCAGCATCGAGGCGGCGGTGCGCGGCAAAGCCCGGCTGTCCGGACTCTCGCAAGAGTTCGCCGACACCCAGGTGCGCAAGGCGGTGAGCAATGCGCATGTGCTGGCGCTGGCGACCGCGCTGGAAAAGAACGATGTCACGTTCGCCGATGGCTACCTGAAAAAGTTTGGCAGCCAGATGGATGCCGATGACCTGCTCAAGATGCAGGGCCACATCACCAAGGAAATGGATTTGCGCCAGGCCGATGGTGTGGCCACCCGGGCCGTGGCCTTGATCACGCCCAGGATGTTCAACAACGATGGCGACCGGGCGTTCAACATCCTGATCGGCACCGAGTCCAACGGTCAGCAGTTCGGCAAGGACGGCAAGCCGCTGACCTCAAGCGCTGGCGCCATCGGCGTGGCCCAGGTGATGCCGGGAACCGGGCCAGAGGCGGCCAAACTGGCGGGTCTGCCGTGGGACGAGGCGCGTTACCGGAACGATCCGATCTACAACCGGGCACTGGGCATGGCCTATTTCGGTCAGCAGCTGCAGGACTTCGACGGCAACCTGGCCCAGGCCTATGCCGCCTATAACGCGGGCCCCGGTGCCACCCGCAAAGCCATCACCCGGGCCAATGCGCGGCCGGGCGGCGACTGGCTCACCTTCCTGCCAGCCGAGACCCAGGCCTATGTTGCCAAAAACATGCGTGAGTACAGCACCGGCGGCGGGCGCTTCAGCACCCCCACCCTGGCCGACGTGCATGCCCAGATCCGGCAAGACCTCGGGCCCGACGCCCGGCCCCAGGTGGTGCAAGCGGCGCTGCTGCGCGGAACCCAGCAATTTGAAGACCTGGCCAAGGCACGCACGGCGCAAGAAACCGAATCAACAGCCAACGCCATGCGCGAGCTGGTGGCCAACGGCGGCAAGTATTCCGAGCTGCCCCCCAGAGTGCGCGCCGCAATCCCGCCCAAGGAGATTGACAACGTGATGAATTTTGGCGCGCGCATTGCCAAGGGTGACGACACCACCAACAGTGCGCTGTACCTAAAGCTGGCCAGCGACCCGGCGGGGCTGGTCAAGCTGAGCGATAACGAGTTCTTTGCCCTGCGCAGTCAGCTCAACGAGGCTGACTTCAAGCATTTCAGCAATGAGCGCGCGGCCCGGATCGAAGGCAAGGGCGCCAATGGGCCGGGGGAACTCAACACCCAAGCCATCACCGACACCCTGCGCGACCGGCTGCGCTCGCTCAAGATGGATCCATCCCCCAAGGATGGAAGCGCGGAAGCCGAACAGCTCGGGGTGGTGCACCGTTTCGTGCGTGACCAGGTGGGTGAAGCGCAGCGCGTGGCCGGCAAGAAGTTCAACGATGTGGAGACGGCCAAGTTCATCGACGGCCTGTTCGTCAAAAACGTCACTTTCAAGGGTTTCTTCGGGGGCGCCAGCTCACAAGCCCTGTTGTCGCTCAAGTCGGGCGATGTTCCCAGTGACGTGCGCAAAGCCCTCAAGGCCGACTTTGCAATGGCCGGCGTCAACAACCCGACCGATGCCGACATTCTGGGCGCCTATCTGCGGCTCAAGTCTCGCCCTGCCAAACAAACCACAACTGGAAGCTGGTAAATGACCGACACACTGGACACGGCGGGCGCGGTGGCGTCCTATCTCAATCCACAATCCAACCCGGCCGAACTGGGGGCGCAAGCCCGTTACAGCATGGCCAATGTGGTGGGCGGCCAGCCTGACTACGAGGCCGAGTTGCGCAGCGTGGCCAAGCGCACGGGCGTTCCGGTGGACACGGTGCGGGCCTACCCGGACGAGCTGAAAAAACAGGCCACGCTCGGGGCCTATGACTTCGACCAACTGGCGGTGGAGTTCCCCAACACCACCAAGTTCCTGGCGGATCAGGACAAGGCAGCGGTGGGGCATGCGGACACTGGCACATTGACGGCGCTGGAGACAGCGGCACAGTTCTTCATCAAGCCTGTGCGGGCCATTGCATCGGCGGCTCCCCAGGCCAGTGGCGGGCTGTACGGCGCAGCTGCAGCGCCCTTTGAGCTGCTGGGCATTGATTCGGTCGGTGGCTTCCTGCGAGAGCAGCAAAAGAACGCACAAGGCCTGGCCAAGAGTGTGATGGGGCTGGACGCGGACGCGGGGTTCATCGAAAAAAGCGTGCTGTCGGGTTTTCAGTCGGCCGGTCAAAACCTGATGATGTTGCCGCTCGGGCTGGCCAACACGGGTCGCATCAGCAGCGAGGCCGCGGTGCTGGGGCTGATGGGCGTCATCACCGGTGGGCAGTCCTACGGCAAGGGGCGCGATGCCGGGCTGGCACCAGCCAAGGCGCTGGCGTTCGGCATTCAGGACGCGACGGCTGAAGTGGTCACAGAAAAGTATCTCGGCATGGCCGGATTCCTGAAAAACGTCAAGGCCGGGGCCTCTGCGGCCAAGCTGTTCAGCTACGAGCTGTTCAAGGAAATACCCGGAGAAATCGGCGCTACCTTGTGGCAGAACTTCAATGAGTGGGCCAACGTCAACCCCGACAAACCGGTGGGCGACTTCATTGCCGAGCAGCCCGAAGCCATTGCGCAGACCATCATCGCCACCCTGGTGGGCGGAACCACCCAGATCGGCGCGGTTAAGGCGCTTGAGAAAATCACCACGGGCGGGCAACAACGTGCCGCTGCCGCCCAGCAGGCCGAGCAACACGCCAAGGTGCTGGAAACCATGCAAACCACCATGCAGGCCAGCACCATCCTGCAGCACAGTCCCGAGACCCTGACCGCCTACATGCAAGACCTGGCCGACCAGGGCGCGCCCAACGTCTATGTGGACAGCGCCAAACTGACGGAAGCCGGTATTGACCTGCAGGCCCTGGCCCAGGTGGTGCCCAGCATCGCCAGCCAGCTCGACCAGGTGCAAAGCGGCGGGGATCTGGTCATCCCCACCAGTGAACTGCTGGCGGGCACAATCGGCAGTGAATTCAGCCAGCCCCTGATCGACAACGCCCGCACCGATGTCAACGGCATGAGCCGGGCTGAGGCCAAAACCTACATGGCAGAGCAGGGCGACCAGGTCAATGCCGAGATCGATCGCGTGCTTGCCGAAAAGGAAAACGACGCCGAATTCAAGGCGGGCCGCGACCAGGTGCAGGTCCAGATCGTGGCTCAGCTCAACGAGGTCAAGCGCTTCACGCCCAAGGTCAACGAACACTATGCCACCCTGGCGGCCAACTTCTATGCGGTGATGGCAGCGCGCACCGGCATGACGGTGCAACAGTTTGCCGACACCTACCAGCTGGGGTTCAGTGGTCAGGCTACGGCAGACGGCATCTATGACCAGGCACAGGGAAGCAATGACGGCAAGAGCGGCGTACTATCGAGCGGTGGAAAATTCAAAAGCTGGCCGCAAAGCAGAAACTGGACTCGCCAAGAGTACAGCGATGTCGTCAGCCTGCTACCAGAAGGCTACCGAGACGATCCACACCGGCGCGAACCACTGCCCACCAAAGATTGGAACCTACTCGCCGCAAAGGTGGCTCCAGAACTGGAAGCTCTCAACGACCTGATTGATGTGCCCGGCGCATTCTTGCTTGACAGCCTGGGCAACATCACCGCCAACCACAACAAGGCGCCCGGTGATGTCATCATCAACGAGGCCAAGGAGATAGCCGACAAGTACGACATTGGCATGTTCATCACCAATGTCAAAGTGCCATTCATGCAGCCGATGATGGATGCAGGCTTCACCAACGAGGCCGGTATCAGCATGATCTTGCAGTGGGCCGCGCGCGAGACCGTAGGCGATGATGCAGCTGCCAACCGTGCCATCAACCAGCCACCCTTGCGCAGCGAGACTGAGAGCGTTTACAAACAGATCCCCGGTAACGTCATGAG